CTGATAAAGCAGCTTTTGCAGCATAAGCGCCATATAGAGGAGCATTGTGACCACCGCTTCTCCAAACATCAGAAACTTGCAAAGTGCCTGGTTCTGGCTCACCAAAGATATTTACAAATTCAGCATAGCTATTGACTTTCACTGGAACCATTGAAGGACCTTTTTGGGCACGACCAATGATTAATGGACCAATTGCTTCTGCCAATGCAGGGATTTGCGATCTGTCGATTTCGTTGATGAAAACACCAGGTGCAATGAATTTAAACTTTCTTTCGTCAGCCATATTATAGTTCTCCTTAATACTCAAAATAAATAGTTTGTTTTGTCTTCAAACTCCAAATTAGTTTATATTATCCGCTAATCAATCTTTCTGTCGGAAATTTAAACTCAACAGCATTTTCTACAACAGAAATCTTTGGCTTATCATCATTTGGGCCATGCCCCATTAAATAACCAAGAACCCTAAATTTAACTTCGCTTTGAAAAAATCTTTCTTCTGTATCATTATTAACATTATTATTTGAAGTAAAGCTGTTTTCAATAAATACTTCATATCGGTGTCCATCTTTTGAAACTGAAAAGGAATTTATTTGTCCTGTTTTTGTTGCAAAAGGTGTCATCATATCGTTCATTTGGGATTGGTAGTTAGACTTCAATACAATAGAATACATCATTTTCATATAAACCGGGATTGGAGCATACATTGTTTGATATATTACTTTTTTATTTTTACTTTTTGGCTTTGCAGTAAGTCTTGAAGTCGTCAAATTGCTTATATTTGGTGGATTTCCGAAAGTTTTAAAAGCATCAATATAAGATTGCAATCCAAAACTTCCTTCTCTTAATTGTTCTCCTCTGAATATCTTGCGAAGATCGTTGTTTAAGAATTCGGCAGATCTATCTTGTACTATTCTTCTTGCAATAGGTATTGTCACTCTTTTGGTAAGATCCCCATCCGGGAAATGCGCTTGAAAACCTCCCTTAAAGTTTGGGTCTTTTTCGACAGATTCTCTTTTAACAGAAATCATTGGTAGTATTAATGTGCTTTCTGGATCTCTTAGTTCTGGATCTTTCTTTATCTGATAAGATTTTTCTGTTGTAGCCCATATAACAGGAACTTTTTTAAATCCGTCATTTGTATAGCAAGAAATATTTAGTTTCTCATTTACATATTCTAGTATTGCTGAATCTATTGTTTCCAAAGTAGAAGGCATTAATTCAATTTCTTGAATTATCCTATTTGCTTCATCCACTCCTTGGTAAGAATAATCAGGTGGCATTAAAAGTTCCTTTTCTTGCTTTAATACATTTTGCCAATATTTCTATTGAATTTCTATCGTCTTCTATCTGACCAAAGATTTGTTTTGGTTCTGACAAAGATACTATTTCAAAAAACATACCATCATATCTAACAAAATCACCTTCTCTAACATACAAGTTTTGATCTTCTGTCAATCTTCTTCTGTGAAAATGTATAGTTATTTCTGAGCCTTTATCTAAACCAAAGTTTTCATTGTATTTCGTTATATATGAAGACCATTCAACCAAGGCGTATATTCTTACAGGAGGCAAAAAGTTTTTAACCAATGCCTCACCATATAATGGATGATAGTTTGTTGTTTCATAATCAACAGGATAATAAATAATTAATTGTCCTATAACCCTTTCCAACAACTCATCATTAACTTGTTTAACCAGATCTTTTTCTTTCTGGCCCAAGAATAATGGAGGTGGTGGCGATTCTGGTGGTGTCCATTTATTGTTTGCCATTTATTATCCTTGGTAAATTAGAAGTGGAATCTCTTCAAGAATCTTCCCAGCACTTTCTACTTGTGAAGCTTTTAGTTCAGCAAGTTTAGCGTAAGTTAATTCGTCAAGGATTGTCTTTAATTCTTCTTTAAGTTTTGTTTGTTCTTCTCTTGCTTCTGAAATAAGTGCGGTTCCATTAAGCTGGACTGAATCACCTGGGATTGGAATTGCACCAAACTTGGAACGAATTTGACCTAGTGTTTCTTTTACAAGAGCAAGTGCATAACGGCGAATCCATTGTTTGCCGATTGAGTTGATATTTGCAAATGGGATGTTGTCCAATGGCAAAGCATTCATGTTTGTGATGCCGCCTTCTTTGTTATCGACTCCGCCTACTTTGTCCCAAGGATTGGTTCCGATATCTATCGTAAATTCAAACCACATCTTTGTAAAAAGAGCAGTATCTGGGGTTGGGAATATTCTTAATTTATTGTTGAAAATTTCAAATGAGTAATGAGATAATCTTGTATAAATGTGATCTTCAAATGCCATTGCTTGTAATTTATTGTGCCAAGCAGGAATAATTTCAAAGGTAGTATCATCTGCAAATTGACCATAGTAGTTTAAATTGCCAACAACATTAAGACCACCATAATATCCATAAAATCTCCACATAGACTGTGGTGTTTTAAAATATACTCTTCTTATCATTGCTCTTTTTGAAGCTGATCCGGAAAGAGCAGAAGCATATGGCAAAGTTGGATCTGCCGCCACTTTGTCTTCCAGTATCTGTTGAATATCATAATCTTGCTGATTCGAAACAAGACTGATAGAAGCTGAGTAATGTGGCATAGACCCATTCACAATTCCAGAAGCATCGCCAATACCTTGTGCCATTCTTAAGATTGATTCAAAACCTTGACGACCATAAGCAAGATTAATGTGTGATCCTGATAAAGATGCTTCTTTTAGTTGTCCATCGTGATCAAATGTACCAGTTGTTGCGCCAAGATAATCGCCAAGAACATTCTTGGATTGGTGTAGATTTATCATATATGAGTATTCTAGGACCGCTTCTTCGTAAGCGTTGAATACATTTGCTGGCATTATTTCAAGATCTAGAACATCACCACCAAGTTTGTGATAAACATAAGCAACTTGGTCAGAAGCGCCGGAAATAAAGTTTGGATCATAAAGTTGTGAAGAAGTATCGACATACATACCGAAAGCATAGTTCGATACATTGCCTGCTCCGTTACCTGTTGTTGCTGTTGATCCTGTGGCGGGCAGAACAACGGCACTTACTGTTGACGCTGGCGTTAAAACTGGTAATGCCATTCATTAGACCTCCGCTGTATTAAGTAGTTTTCCCAAAAGAAAAAGGCCCCGATCCCGAAGGACCGAGGCCAGAGATTAGCTATAAGCTAAGAACTCTATCAGGTGCCGCCGCTCTCACCGAGAAGACCACGGACGACAACTAGACCGTACATGTCTGGACGAACCATCTTCTTGGCGTAGCGGGTCATGACGCCCTTGCGAGGTACAAAGTCCTCAGTACCAAAGATGGTAGGAGTGACTTGTAGTGGGACGTAAGGAGCGTAGACGTATCCGCTTTCTAGGAAGCTACCGCCCTTGCGACCAACGAGGACGAGGTTGCGTGGGAAGTATGGATCAACGTGAACGTCGAACTTCTTGGAGAGTGAACCGACCTTGACTGCGCCGATGCTGCCTCTTTCGTCATCGTGGGTAACGCTTCCGCGGAATCCAGCGGTGAATTCAAGAATGTTGGCAACTTCTGGCGAAGTAACGACGAAGTTGGCACCACCACGAAGTGTCTTGCGGTGGATTTGTGCTGAAACGTCGTTGATTGTTTCAACGAGGGTTTCATACCACATCGATACGTTACCAGTGAAGTCTGGTGCTTTTGCGGAAGCGCCAATTTCTGCACCAGTTGTACGATCTACGAAGAGACCAGGTGAACGTGACCAGTAGAATGTACCAGCAGTTGCGCCCTTGACTAAGTCCTCAAGGATTTCGCGGTCGATTTCGAGAGCGATTTGTTCCGAGAGAATCGAGGTCAATTCGACTTCGGCATCAAGGTTGTGGTAAGCGTTGAGATCTTGTCCCAACTCTGGGGTCCACTTGGCCTTGAGCTTCTTGGTGACGGCTGTGACAGCAACTGAATCAACTTTGATGTCGATTTCTGGAATGCTAGAATTATTTTCTAGACCCCATGTGGTTGTACCAGCGACTGCTCCAAGTGGTGCGCCGGTTGCTGTAAATGCATCAGTAGCAGGAACGTCTAGTGCGGTTACGGCGGCAAAAACACCGGCAGCTTGTGTTGGGGTTGGAGAGGTTGGGGCACCACTTGTTCCAACAACAACTAACAATACCTTGCTTGAATCAGTTGGGTCAATTCTTGTAAGTCTGCGAACTTGTTTTGATGAGTTTGCAAGTGATCCTGTCATTGTAATTGCTACAAGGTCTTTTTCACTGAATTGTCCAGCAGTTAAAGATGATAGTGAAACAGTTGCAGCAGCGAATGCCGAACCAGATACCAAATCTGGGTCAAAACGCAATAGACTTGCCAATTCGTATGCATCAGTTGAAGCTGCTTCAAACACTGGAACACCGCCTGCGCTAATTGTACCAGATGCAACTGCTGTCAATGTCAAACCTGTGACGGTTTTAACGGCAGACGCATATCCGTTATTAAGAGCATATGGACCAACTTCAGCGTTTGTAGTGCTTAAACTGACACCACCAGTGATTTGTGAACCAACGACACCACCACCATATAGAGAGGCGGAAGCAGCGTATCCAAGACGAGCGCTTGCACTAGTTCCTCCAATATCACCAGATACTTGGAAATCAAGGAAGAAAATGAGACCCGATGGGAGACTCATTGGTTGAACGCTGACAAGATCGTTGGCCAAAAGACCAGCGAAAACACGGCGAACGAGTGGGAATGCGACCGAAGAGAAGCCTTGGACATCGCCACCGGCCATCGAGCTTGATTCCTTCAAAAGTTGTGCAG